CCCGTCGTCAGCAGCGGTGTAGACCCCAGAGACAGCCAGGCTGGCGTTCTTGAGCAGCAGCTCGATGGTCTTGTTGAGGGTCTTGATGTCTGGCAGGGCAGTCAGCAGCGGGCCGCGACCGTAGATCTCGCCGGCCACCTTCATGTAGCGGCTGATCACCCAGGGGCTTGACTTGCGGCGCCGGTAGACGATCTCGTCTTTGCCGTGCTTGTAGATAACGTGGTAGCAGTAGTCGCCGCGCTTGGCGTCATAGACCGTGGCCTCAAGCAGCTCGACATCCTCGGTGGGCTTGTCCTCAATCAGCCGCTTGAGCTGGCCCTCAATCTTGGCGTCTGGCCACTGGCGCTGGATGCTCTCGGCCTTCATGCGGATCTTGCGGTAGACGTTGTCCACCTGGCCATTAGCTCCTTCCTCGTAGGTCACCAGGAAGAGGGGCACCGGGATGAAGTTGATGGGGGAGACATCGTCGCCGGGCTGCACCATCATGCAGGCGGTGCCCACGGCCAGGTCAAGCAGGAACTCGCCCATGGCGATGTCGAAGTTGCTCTGCCGCAGCACGGTGAACATCTTGTCGCCGTAGACCTCCAGCACAGCCTTGGCTGTATCCTTGCGGTCGGTCGGGATGTCGCTGCCGGCGTCCAGCCGCGCCCACTTGCGCTGTGGCGGGAAGACAGCAGACTGCAGCCGGTTGGCAAAGCGCTGGGTGCTGTTGATGGCCGTCGAGTCGAAGACCCGCGTCATCTTGTTCTTGCCGGTGTAGTTGCCCTCCCAGACCCCGTAGAGCTGGCGCTGGGGCAGAGCGAACTCGTAGGCGTCCATGTAGAGCGCCTGGAACTCGTCCTTCTTCTTCTGGGCAACGTCCTGGCGCTTGATGATCTGCTCAGGCGTCAAGCGCATGCCGCCGGTTTTGTCCTTGTATTCCATGATGATCAGTCCTTCTCGGCGTTGTACTTGGCCAGCAGGTTGCGGCCTTTGGCGGCCAGGCGTGAGGCAGCAGCTGCGGTGCGAGGCGCAGGCTCACCCCATGCCCGTGCGGCCAATGCCAGACGGGTTGGCTCGCCGTTGTCTTTGACCAGCGGGCCGCTTGGGTTGGTGTAGAAACGTGTCAGGAAAGATCCCTTGCGCCGGGCACGCTGGCCACCGGGGCTTGACTCCTTCACGCCAGGCTGCAGGTTCTTGCTCTCGCCCGTGCGCTCGTAGTGCCGCCGACCGGCCTCGGTGAGTCCACCGTCGGGATCTTTCAGCTTGCTCATCAGTCCTCGTCCTTGAGCAGGTACGCGGCCAGCAGGTTGCGTTCCATCCGCGTCAGCGCAAGGTTCTTCTTGAGCTTCTTGCCGATAGCCATCTTCTGCTCGTCTTCAAGCTCTGGCTTTTCCATCTCGCCAGGCTTGTCCTTGTACTCGCCGTTCTTCTCGATCTCGATTTCGATCTTCATGCTGAGGCCTCCTTCATCAAGCCACCCTTGCGACGGCTGCGAGCCTGGCGCTGTTCAGAAAGCGCAATGGCGATGGCCTGCTTGCGCGAGGTGACCTTGTCGCCAGAGCTGGACTTGAGCTTGCCGGTCTTGTACTCATGCATGACCTTCTCGACCTTGTCTTTCATGCCTGCTCTCCCCGCAGCAATGGCCGCGATGCACCGCGCTTGGCTACATTCATCCGCGCCGCACGGCGCTCACCAACCTCGCGCTGCACGTTTTGTCCGAGTTGGCCGCGCTTTGCCTCAAACTGCGCTGAATCAAACTGCTCGATCTCTGGCGCCTGCGGAATGTCAGGGGCAGTTGGCGCCTTCTCACTGAAAGTTGGAACTTCTTTCGGCTCGTAGAAGGTGATGTCCTGGTACTTCTTCCTGCCAAAAAGGTTTCGGCCAACCATCACGCGCTCTGTGCGGGCGGCGACCGGATCCTTCTCTAGCTCTGCCAGCTGCCGCTGATAGGCCTCGAGCTTGGCGTTGTAGTCGGCAACCTGCGCCTGATACTGCGGCGTGGCCACTTCCCGGTACTGAGCCATGGATGCCTCAAATGGAGACATCTGCTCGCTCACCCGCTTCTGATATTCCGAGAAGCTCTTGGCGTATTCGTCGGTCATGCCGGCTACCTGCTTCTGGTATTCGGCGGCCAGGCGATCCAGGCCACCCGTCCGACGCGACAGGCGGGCCATGTTGAACTGAGTCATCCGGGGCGCGGCCATTATTGCAACATCCCAGAAGAGCCGCCCAGGTTCATGCCAAGCCCCAGCTCGGCGTCCATCCGTTCACCCGAGAGCAGGGAGCGGCGACCACCCCTGGTTCTTGCTCGCAGGGCAGAAGACTCTGCAGCAGCTGCTTTGCGGCGCTCCTCATCAGCTGCTGCCTGCACTTCCTTTGCCTTGTTCTCCATGGCCAGCTTGTTCTCTCTGAAGGACTGAGCTTGCAGATCAAACTGCTGGCGGGCGATGTCAGCCTGCTGCTGCAGCGAGGTTGCCTGCTGTGCATAGGCCTGCGTCTGGCGGGAGATCTCCTCACGCATCCTGGCTGCATCCGATGCCTGTTGGCTCAGTGCCTGGCGCTGCTGATCAGACGCCTGTTGCCGGCTACGGCTGGCCTGGTAGGCATTGACCCCAGACCCAAACAAAATTGCTGCAGCAATCCATGGCATGATTAACCTCCAATCAATACTTCATCGACCTTGTCCGGGTCTGTCTCATCAGTGGCATGAATACAGAACCAGACAGCATCCTCATGGGCAACGATCCTGTGCTTGGCGCCGGCCTTGATGGTGATGCAGGCAGGCGCCGTGTATTCAGTCACCCGGCCATCCATATCCACCGTCACGCGGCCCTGGGCCAAAATGCTCAGGTGGTCATAGCTGTGTGAGTGCTTGACCGCGAAGTGGTTGGCAGGCAGCGTCATCTGCTTGGCATAGACGCCAGCAGCGAAGTGATGCACAACGCAAGGATCGAAGTCGATACTCATACCAATAGATTCTATTGGACTTTGTACAGCATGCAATAGATGTGATACCACAGTGCTATCGCGCACTGAAAATATCGAAGTCTTGTTGCATGATCACCGTCTGATTCATGGGTCTGCCACCCAGGCTGGGAGTGCGGGTCATGCGGTTGTACTCACCGCCGCCCAGCATCAGGTAGCCGAAACTGTCGCCAATGTGCGAATGCTCGTTCTTGTTTGGCGCATCGCGGAACCTTTCTTGCCCCGCACCGACAGCCACCCGTTTAAAATGGTAACCGCCGCCGAGTGCTTTGCGGAGGAGTTTGCATTGTCTGTTCACAATCAGGCCCGGCTTGCCGGCGATCAATCGCTGCATAGGCGCCGCCGCAGATTCGCGCCGCACCTTGAAGTCGTTGCTGGCAGTCGGCTGCGCCCGTAGCCCCAGCGTTCGCAGGAAGTCGAAGCTGGTCACCTCATAGATTGCGTCCCTGGCCATGCCAGCAGGGTCACCCCACAGCAGCACCTGGTGGTTGGGGTAGTTCTGGTTGAGCAGGGCGAGCAGCTCCATGCCGAAGCGCTCAAGGCCCATGTCAAACGTCACGATCTCCTTGTGAATCAGCCACCGTCCATTGGGCAGGCGCTGGCCGATGGTGGCCGCCGGCGTCAGACCGAAGTCGAGGCCCACCTGGATCGGCACGGTGGGGTCAACCTCGGTGTCACCAGACATGGTGCTGTCCTCATACTCTGGCCAAACGGGGCGGCCCTCCTGGACGTAAGTGTACAGCCCACCGGCATAACAGCGGATCCAATCGAGGTTCTTGCCCAGCAGCATCTGCGGGTAATAGCCTGGGGGCAAGTTGTGGAGATTCTCTGCAGAAGGGTTGATCTTCCACCACTTGTTTGCGGAGAAGACATGGTCGTTGGCCTCGGGGTTGTCGGGCAGGTCGTCCGAGTTAACCTCCATCACACCGCCTGGCTGCTTCCAGAACTTCCAGGCATAGGGGCCGGTCATGCGCTCCTTCTCGGCCATGTTGTGCCACCAGTGGTCATCATCCATGGGGTTGGTGTCCATCCAGATGCCGTGCCAGGTGGCGCCGCCGTCGCGCTTGGTAGGGTAGCGACCGACCCGGTGGGTCAGGCCGTCGATCACAGCCTTGGGCAGCTCGCGGGCCTCGTTGACCCAGGCGCCGGTCAGCTCGAGCGAGAGCAGCTTTCGGACATCCTTTGGCTGGTCGAGCGCCAGGAAGATGACCTCGCAGTCAATGCCGGCGGCATCACCGCGGGCCGGCAGCCTGATGTGGTGGGTGATGGGTGGAGTCCACAGCATGGGGCCGAAGGTGGCCTCGGGGAACAGATCCAGCCAGGTCTTGATGGTGGTAGTTTTCAGCATGGGGTAGCTGTTTCGCACCACCGCCCACCTGGTGTAGCGGATGTTGTCGTGGGGGCTGGGCTTTTGCTGGATGGCCTTCTTGAAGATCTTGGCCGCGCAGCCGTAGCTCTTGCCAGATCCCACCGGCCCCATGATGCCCTGGACGAAGGCATTGCTCTGAAAGAAGTCGTAGATGACAGGCGACTGCGAGAAGTCGAACCGCAGCCCGCCAGCACTGACCTCCTTGCTGCTCTGCTCCTTGGTCTTGCTCATGTGTTCTTCTCCCTGAGGATTGACTCGGCGCTTGTCGCGGCCTGAAGTTTGGTCAGGCAGGATTGGTTAATCGCCGAGAAGTCTTTCTCCGTCAGCCCGACCCACTGGCGCTGTGCTGCGGGTGGGGTGGTGTAGAGGGGTGTCTTAGACCAAGGCATTCTTTTGTTGTTGGTGTGCGTAATGTCTCCGTGCTTATTAATGTTGGCCCACGCCACCGGCTCCTGCTTCTCAGCCTGCTCGATGGCGAGGCGCAGGGCGATGATGGTCTGATTGATGAAATGCTCTGGGCGGCTCATCACATCCTCGTGGGCGCGTCTGTCGAAACAAGTCGATACCGCCCGCTCCAGCGCCTCCAGCGCCTGCTTCATTGCTTCAATGCTCATGTCTCTCCCCTTGGTAGCGGGGCCACCACGTTCACATCAATCACACTGGGTTTGTCGTCCTGGTCAGGATTGTCCAGCAGCCCAGACGCCTTGGCCAGCAGACGCAGCACGCCCACCTTGTCGTACAGCTCCACCTCGAGTGTGCTGTTGCCCTCCCGGTCAGTCTTGACCCGGATGTTCTTGATCGCCTGCAATGCCTGTTCAGGGATGGCACTGGAGGGCTTGACCCTCACATTGCCAGACTCATCCCATTCCATGATGTCAGTG